TATCTGATATTATAGAATATTCGCCGACAAGAGAAGCCTTCATACATAAAATAGGTAATCAAAATGTAGCGGTGCTTGAAGAAATGTCAAATTTATATTTGTACGATTTTGGTATATTTATAGAACTTGCTCCAGATGAAGAGGAAAAAGCTATATTAGAAAATAATATACAAGCTGCAGTTGGCGCAGGTATGATAGACTTAGCGGATGCTATAGACCTTAGGGATATTAAAAATATAAAATTAGCAAATCAATTGCTCAAGGTGCGCAAGAAAGAAAAAATGCTAATGGATCAGCAGCTTCAACAACAAAACATTGAAGCGCAAGCCCAAGCAAATGCTCAAACTCAACAAGTAGCCGCTCAAGCTGAAGTGCAAAAACAGCAAGCCTTAACCGCAAGTAAAATACAGCTTGAACAAGCTAAGGCGCAAATTGATGCTCAAAAATTAATGCAAGAGGCTAATTTGAAAAAAGAGCTAATGCAACTTGAGTTTGAAATGAATATGAGCTTAAAAGGAATTGAGGTACAAGGTAGAAAATCTGAATTACAAGAAAAAGAAGACAGAAAAGACGATCGTACTAAGATTCAAGCAACACAACAAAGTGAATTAATAAATCAAAGAAAGAATGATTTACCTCCAAAAAACTTTGAGTCGTCAGGAAACGACATACTTAGCGGAGATTTTGACTTAGGTTCCTTCGAGCCTAGGTAATAATAATAGTAATAATTATATAATATTTTATCATGTCAGAAAATACAGAAGAAGTTCTAGAAACAAACGATCAAGTTGTAGAACAACCTACAGAAGATAATGGCCCAATGTCATATGATGACGGGGTTATTAAAGTAAACTTAGCCGAATTAAATAAACCACAAGAAGATGCCGTTCAAGAACAAAGCGCAGATGCAAGCAATGATACTGTCGGAGAATCCGAAAACACGCCAAGTAGCGAAGAAGTGGTTGAAGAAGTACGGGAGCCCGTCCAAGATGAAGACCAGCCCGTACAAAATGAAGAAACCGTATTAGAAGAAATAACGGAAGAAGAAGTAAAGGAACAAACACAAGAGTTACAAGAAGAAGTTGAGCAAGAAATTCAACATTCTCAAGACACTGGCGCACCTTTACCAGAAAATATTCAAAAAGTTGTAGAGTTTATAAATGAAACAGGCGGTAGCTTGGAAGATTACGTAAAACTTAATACCGATTATTCTGCATTAAATGAAGCGCAGCTTATTAGGGAGTATTACGAAACAACAAAACCTCATTTAGACAAAGAGGATATAGAAGTTCTTATGGAGGACTTTTCGTATGATGAAGAACTAGATGAGCCAAAAGATATACGTAAAGCTAAAATTGCTTTTAAAGAAGAGGCCGCTAAAGCAAAACAGCACCTTGAAAAATTAAAAAGTAATTATTACGAAGAAATTAAAGCTGGATCAAGATTAAATCCAGAACAACAAAAAGCGGTTGAATTTTTTAATCGCTATAAAAAAGACAATGAAGAGTCAACTAAAATAGCTGAACACCAGGCGTCTATATTTAAAAATAAAACAGAAAATCTTTTTTCTAATGATTTCAAAGGTTTTGATTTCAATGTTGGTGAAAAGAAATTTCGTTTTAAAGTAAACAATACAGACCAGGTTAAGACTACTCAAAGCGACATTAATAATTTTGTCAAGAAGTTCTTGAATGATAAAAACGAAATGAAGGATGCTGCCGGGTACCATAAGTCTTTATTTACCGCTATGAACGCTGATGCGATTGCGAATCATTTTTATGAGCAAGGTAAATCCGATGCAATTAAAAATAGTATGGCTAAAGCTAAGAACATTGATATGGATCCGAGAGGGACTCATGAAAACGTCAAAGCTTCTAACGGCTGGACCGTACGCTCAATTTCAAGCAGTGCTAGTAGCTCTAAGTTGAAGATTAAAAGTAAACGATAACAAACCTTAAAAATTAATATTATGGCAGGTGAATTTGGCGTACCTAAAGGTACTCCCGCTGGCGCGCAGTTAAACCATTTAACTCCACGCCCAACGCAAACATTATTTAACGACAACTATTTAAGTTTAGCTGAGCTAGACTTTACACAACAGTTTTTACCAGAAGTATACGAAAAAGAAGTAGAGCGATATGGAAATCGAACTATCTCTGGATTTTTACGTATGGTTGGAGCTGAAATGCCTATGGCTTCTGACCAAGTAGTATGGTCTGAGCAAGGGCGTTTACATATTGCATATGACCCAGTGGTTACAACAGGCACAACTGTAGTGATTCCAGGTGATGCAAATAACAACCCTACTAATCTTATTGGAGCTGGTGCTACTATCGTGGTAGCTGACGCTGCTGGATTAGTTGTAGAGAAAGCATATGTATCAGCTGTAAGCGCTGCAGATGGCGCAACAGGTGATGTTACACTTACTGTAGCTGGCTACCAAGGAGCTATTACTGCTCACGCTGCTGGTAAAGTATTTGTATATGGTTCTGAATATTCTAAAGGAACATCTAACGCTGGGACTTCTGTTGACGCTGCATTTGAGCAGTTTAGCAACAAGCCAATCATTTTACGTGACAAGTACGCTGTGAGCGGATCTGACACTGCACAAATCGGTTGGGTTGAAGTAACTACTGAAGCTGGAACTTCTGGATATTTATGGTATTTAAAATCAGAGCACGAAGCTCGCATCCGTTTTGAAGACCAATTAGAAATGGCAATGATTGAGGCTGAAAAAGCTGCTAACCCAATTGCACCAGCTGCTGGATTTGGCGGTGGAGATGAAATTACTGGTTCTGACGGACTTTTCTCTGCTATCAACGAAAGAGGTCTTGTGTATACTGATGCTGATTTTGGCGCTGCAGGTGGAGCTGGTCTTGATGACTTTGACACTATTTTAGCAGAGCTTGACAAGCAGGGTGCTATTGAAGAAAACATGCTTTTCTTAGATAGAGCTACTTCTTTATCTATTGACAACATGTTGGCTGCTCAAAATTCTTATGGAGTTGGAGGTACATCTTATGGTGTATTTGAAAATTCTGAAGATATGGCGCTTAACTTAGGCTTCTCAGGATTCCGAAGAGGTTCTTACGACTTTTACAAAACTGACTGGAAATATCTAAACGACTCTACTACTCGTGGATTAGTTGGAGATGTTGAAGGCGTTCTTGTACCGGCTGGAACTTCAACTGTATATGACCAAATGCTAGGAAAAAATATTTCAAGACCATTCTTACACATTCGCTACAGAGCTTCTGAAGCTGATGACCGTAAAATGAAATCTTGGATTACTGGATCCGTAGGTGGAAATTACACTAGTGACGAAGACGCAATGAACGTTCACTTCTTATCAGAAAGATGTTTATGTGTACAAGCCGCTAACAACTTTGTCTTGTTGAAAAAAGACTAGTCATATTGTAGGTCTTACCCCTGATGTAACTTCGGGGGTAATTCTTACTCTTATTAACTATTTAATTTTATCATATCATGGCTAAAAAAGCTAAAGCAGAAGAAACAATTGAGGTTGCACCTCAGCCTGTAGCTAAAAAAACAGCTGCACCAAAAAAACCAGAATTTGAATTTAAAGATAGGGTTTATGTATTAAAAGGCAATTCATCGCCGTTAATATATTCAATAAGATCAAAGCATACACAAAGAAAACCCTTATTGTATTTTGACCCTGAAGTTGGTTACAGTAGAGAATTAAGATATGCCACTAATCAACCATCGCCATTTGCCGATGAACAAAAAGGAACATCTACTTTAGGTAGAATTATTTTGAGAGACGGAAAGCTTAAGGTTCCTAAAGAAAATGTGGTATTACAAAAATTACTTTCTTTATATCACCCTTTAAGAGATAAAGTTTATTATGAATTTGATCCAGTAGGTATTTCTGAAAACGAATTAGATTGGATTGAATTAGAGTTGCAAGCATTAAACTTAGCTAAATCATTAGACGTTGATGAAGCAGAGGGAATACTTAGAGTGGAATTTGGTAGTAAAGTTAGTTCTTTGTCTTCAAGTGAGATTAAGAGAGACTTAATGATTTTTGCAAAAAGAAAACCAGGTTTATTTGTGCAACTAGCGCAAGACGAAAATGTTCAATTAAGAAACGTTGGAGTTAAAGCGGTTGAGCAAAATTTATTATCTCTTTCACAAGACCAAAGAACTTTTTCTTATGGATCAACAAATAGAAAGTTAATGACTGTACCTTTTGATGAACATCCATATTCAGCTCTTGCTGCATACTTTAAAACAGATGAAGGCATGGAAGTCTATAAGGCTGTCATGAAAAAACTTATTTAAGTTACTTTATAGTGGTTAGGCTGCTTAAAGTGGCCTAATCATTATAATTAATAATTAAAAAAATATGAGCGTAAGTATAGATACTGTTTATCAAAGAGTGCTTGGCATACTCAATAAAGAACAACGAGGATATGTTACGCCTCAGGAATTTAATTTATTTGCGAATCAAGCGCAAATGGATTTATTTGAACAATACTTTTACGATATTAATCAATTCGGAAGGTTACACGGTAATGATACTGAGTATTCCGATATGCTTGATACGCTAAATAAAAAAATATCCGCTTTTGAAACTTCCGCGGATTTAGCTTATAACACAGATCATTTTGATCTCCCGGCAGATATGTATAGATTAGGTACAGTTATATATATTAACACCACCACAAAAGATTTATACCCATCTCCTACTCAGCCGGCAAATTTTCCAGTAAGCAACCCCACAATACATAGAGAAACTACAAATCAACCCGTTGAAGCTGGTAGAATAAATCAAAATGAAGTATTATACATCAATGCTTCACCTTTGACAAAGCCTAAAAATATTAGACCTATATATACTCAAAATGATAGAGGCATTGTGGTATACGGAAATGAGCTAATAACTACAAATGTAAGCGTTACTTATATAAAGGTGCCCGCGAAAGTTGAATGGAGGTATCAAATGGTATATGGCGAAGCTTTATACGACGCTACTTATTCGGTTGATTTTGAGCTGGATCCATCAGAGGAAACAGAATTAGTATTTAAAATATTAGAGCTTGCCGGTATATTAATTAAAGACTTAAGTATTTATCAAGTATTTAATTCTGAAGAGCAAGAACAAATTCAACAGGAAAAATCATAATAGATGAGCTTAGTAAATATAAACGACGAACAATACTACTTAGGCCCCGACGGGCAATGGAACAGTTGGGATGAAGAATACGGCTCTTACCAGTTTATCAGCATCGACGATATTATTAATAATTTTGTAATATCATATGTAGGTGAAGATAAAATAATAAGCAAAATCAAAAGAACAGACGTGCAGTTCCATGCAATGCGAGGCATACAAGAATTAAATTATGATACTTTGCCGTCTGTAAAATCACAAGAGATTGAAATAGGGCCAACGCTTAATTTTGTTTTACCAAAAGATTATGTTAATTATGTTAAAATAACTTGGGTAGATTCCAGAGGTATTGAAAGAATTGTATATCCCGCAATTAAAACATCCAATCCTTTGCCTATACTTCAAGATCAAAACGCTGAATATTTGTTTGACGAGCAAAATAGAGAAAATCTTCTTGCTGAACAATCCCAAACAAAAACCGCATTTCAATCTACTAATCACAATGCGCAGCAAAATTTAGACAATATAAATAATGCTGATATTTTAGAAAACAACCATTTTGGTAGACGCTACGGAATATCACCAGAACAAGCCCAAGCTAATGGCGTATTTTATATAGACCCTATAACAAACATAATAAATTTTGACTCCAGCTTTGTAGGAAAAATAGTTACATTAAAATATGTTTCTGACGGTTTGGCTGCAGATGGAGATATGAATGTTCACAAGTTTGCAGAAGAGGCTTTATATAAATATATTGCCCACGCTATTTTAGCAACGCGAGCAAACACTCCAGAGTATTTAGTGTTAAGATTTAAAAAAGAGTTATTTGCTGCAAAAAGAAATGCTAAGTTAAGGTTATCAAATATTAAAATAGAGGAAATTACACAAGTTTTACGTAATAAATCTAAAATTATAAAACATTAATATATGCCAGAATTGATTCGTACGTTCGTACGAGGTAAAATGAATAAAGACCTTGACGAACGCTTAGTACCAAATGGCGAGTATAGAGACGCTCTAAACTTAGAAATATCTACTTCTGATACCGGTAATGTAGGTGCGCTGCAAAATTTAGAAGGCAATTCTTCAAAATTTTATAGATCATTAAATCCAAGTACCGGCGTATATACGTCTTGGACTTCCGGTTATATTAACGATTTAGTTAATCCTGTTAAAATAGGAGAGATTAAAAATGATATTAATGAAAAAATATACTGGTTTATAGCTAGCCGAGATGTCAGCGCTATTGCGGAATACGATCAAACAACAGAAATAGTAACACCTATTTTAGTAGATAAAAATAATATATTAAATTTTAGTGAAAATTACTTAATTACAGGTATAAATATTATTGAAGATTTATTATTTTGGACAGATGATCAATCCGAGCCAAAAGTAATAAATATAAAAAGCTTTAAAAATGCAAACATAGGGTCGGATTTTTTAACGCATAGTGTTTTTGCCGGCGCAGATAGCTCTTTATCAAGAGATTTTATTGAATCAGATATAACTGTTATAAAGCAAAGTCCTTTAAATAAACTTAACTTAACTTTATCTAAAACAAGATCGTTAGATGAAAACGGCGATCCAGCTATAGTAGAAACAACTTGTTTACAAAACTTTGTTATACCGGACCCCGGGGCTCCTGATAATTGTAGGGATGTCACATGTAGGATTGCCGCACCTATAGGTACCCAATTCAATGTGAACTGGGCATCCAGCCCCTACCCTTTTTATAGAGTTGGAGATGTATTAAGCTTTGAAACATCTACGGAATTACCAGGATCTACAACTCCAGTAGACTTTGTAATTAGAGCAGAAGTTATTTCTGTTCCTCCCGGTCCAACTCAAACATCTGCGGTTATATCTATTTTGGCCGCACCTACTGAAACTCCCGATGGATTAGGTACGTGGGAGGTATCTCTTGTGGAAGACCCATTTTTTGAGTTTAAGTTCCCTCGCTTCGCATATAGATATAAATATAGCGACAATTATTATTCAACATTTTCACCATTTTCAGAAATAGCTTTTTTACCGGGAGATTTTGATTACGAAACAAAGAAAGGTTATAATCTAGGCATGGTTAATCAAATGAAGCAATGTGTTATAACTGGCTTTGCAAACGCAGATACACCAATTGATGTAACTGAAGTTGACTTATTATATAAAGAGACAAATAATCAA